CAAGATCGATCGCATGGGGGACAGCGCCAAGATCGAGAGCATGGGGGACAGCGCCAAGATCGATCGCATGGGGGACAGCGCCAAGATCGATCGCATGGGGGGCAGCGCCAAGATCGAGAGCATGGGGGACAGCGCCAAGATCGAGAAAGATGAGCGCAGCCATGAACCTGCCTGACCTGAAAACCGCACTCACTCAAGCCTGGTCCCAGCAGACGCGGCAGCTAAAGCCGTCGTACTCCGGGCTTCCCAGGAACTACGTCTACGCGAGCGGCATCCACGGCTGCGCGCGAAGCATGTACTACGACATGGCGGGCAGTGGACCGCCGGAGGATCTTCCCGACGACGCGCGAGAGCGCATGCTGGCAGGGGACGTTTGGGAGCGCGAGATCGCGAACCGCCTGGGGGCGTTGCCTAACGTGAAAAACGTCACCTTCCGCAGGAGCGGCGAGCAACAGGCCGTGCAAGTGAAGGATCGAGACGGCAAGCTCCTGCTGAGCGGCAAGGTGGACGGGTTTCTGGAGGTTGTGTTCGAGGTCGAAAGCGCCGACAGCGTCCATACTCCGATCGAGGGCATTGCGACGGTCGAGATCATTCAAGAGCGCAAGGATGCACTTGACGCCATCGCGGCGCAGGTTCCGTGGGCCAAGCACTGCGGGATCACGCCTGGCGGTTACCTCTTCCGCGCCCGAATCCCCTACGAAATAAAGTTTGGCCAGGTGGTAGCCCGCGCCGATTCCCTGGAAGATCTTCAGCGCAGCTCGTACGGCAAGAAGTACGTCCTGCAATTCCTTTCCTATCTACTGGCGCTCGGGACTCCCGTGGGCCTGCTTATCCTGGTGCAGCCAGGAGGGCCGCGGTTCTTATGGGTGAAGCTGGAGGACCACCTACAAGAGACCGAGGAAGCCCTCAAGCGGGTGCGTGTGGCGATAGACGGCATCGAGAGCAAGGAGCCCCCCGACTTCACGAAGGACCAAACGCTCTGCGCCCGCTGTCGCCACTTCGGACGGCAGTGCTTCCCGAGCGTGGACTACGGCGCTGGTGCCGTGATCCTGAGTGAAGAGGTGGACACCGAAGTCTCGGAACTGGCGCGGATTCTGGAGCGTACGGACGAAGCGGCAACGGAGTACGGACGCGCCGACAAACGCCTGAAGGCTCTACTGCGTGGCGTCGAGCTTGCGGTGTTCTCGGGAGGTCGCTTCCAGGCCAATGGGAAGTGGCAGCGCGATACGAAGTACGACATCCCGGCCGACGTGAAGAAGCAGTACGGCAAGGAAGTGGAGCAGGGGAAATTCATCCTCAAGGTCACCCGGCTCGCGCCGGACGGAGAGGCGGACTGAGATGGCCGAACCGAAGAAGAACTACATCCACATCGCCGAGGGCTGGCGCATGTCGGCAGACTCCATGCAGTGGACCCTGGAACGTCAGACCGAAGGCGAGAAGGGCTCCTGGGCTACCGAGGGTTACGCCACAGACCTGTCTCACATCCTCTCCCTCTTCGCCCAGAAGAGGGCTCGGCAGGGCGTAGAGGCTGGCGGTGGGCTGGTGGATTCAGTGCGCGTTGCGGCGCGCGAGCTGGCGCAGTTGATCGCCGAAATCAAGGAAGCCACGAGGGTTCAGGTGAGCCTTGCTCCGGATACGGAAGGGGTGGACTGAGATGCGCGTCAAGATCGAGGTGACGCAGGAAGACATCGACAAGGGAAGCCGCGAGAGCGAGACCCATTGTCCGGTAGCGAGGGCTGTCAAGAGGGCCATTCCCTGGTTCAATGTCCGGGCTGGAAATTCGGTCCTCTATCTCGACAACAAGAGCGGACAGCCTGTTTGCAAAGTATGCCTCCCGTTTCGGGCGCAGGATTTTATCGAGCGGTTCGACAATCGGGTAGAAGTGAGGCCGGAAACATTCTTTGTGACGGGAGTGCCGCCGCGATGACCTCCCCCACCTCCCGCACAACCGAGCTGGCCCGTAAGCTCTCGCTCCTCTATCAGATCGTGGAGACGAACGTCAGGTTCGAGAAGAAGGAGGCGGTGGGTGAAGAGCTGTCGCGATGCCTCGGAGTGCTTCGCGAAGAGGTGGAGTCCGTCGCTCGCCTCCGTCAGCAGTTTGCATGTGGAGCACCCGTACCAGCGGGGTATGTGTGCCCAGCCCAAATGTCCTTGAGCCAGGCTTTTTTCCGTGGCTGGAACGCCAGGGCTGAGGCGAAGACAACCGCCATGGTCCGCAAGGACTTATTCAACCTAGCCGACATCCTCGTGCTCACCGACAAGATGACGATTGCCATTCAGGCCACTACGGGGAGCAACCTGCCCGCCCGAAAGAAGAAGATCAACACCGAGGCGAGAGCGAACGCGATCACCTGGCTTTCGCAGCCCAGTAGGAAGCTTCAGATCTGGGGCTGGAGGGAGCTGGAGGGCGGCAAGCTGAAGTGGCAACCACGGATCATGGAAGTAGTACTCGTCGCCGGCAAGCTGGAGTTCATGGAGTATCCGGGCACGGCAGATAACCTACGGGACGCCAGGTTGGCGTGGGGGTTGTTGATATGACAAGCCCTCGAACTATCCAAGAGATCCGCGACCACTGGCTCAACAACCGATCGGCGGACGGCACCGACTGGCAGAGAGCCCTAGGTGCGGTCTATCAGCTCGGTTGGTCCGATGCTGAGCTGGTTTACGGCAAGGCCAGCCTGGAGCCGGTTGAGATCCGCGATACAGATACGGAGGCCCTATGAGCAAGCGCCAGGCCACCTTCATCCCCGGCAAGCCCTTCTGGGTGAACGTGAGGCAGGAGCACGTAGAGAATGGCGTCGAGTGTGAGCCGTATGGGTGCCCGATCTACTTAGCGATCCGGGAACGACTACCGGCGCTCCGCTTCGGCGTTCTCGCTGAATTCATAGACCTAGAAGAGGAGCTATATCCGTATGTGCGTAAAGTGCCATTGCCGGCAGTTGCGATTGAGTGGCGCGAGGCGTTCGATGCCGGCGTAAAGAGCTACCCCTTCAAGTTCCAACTGACCATCCCGGCGAAGCCGGAGAGGAGAGAGGCGTGAAGAAGCCAGACGGATTCATGGTGTTCGAGAGCTGCGAGGACTACGAGCAGGCGCTGGGCTTGGAGTTTGGGAAAGACATTCCCTTCTCGGCGGGAGCCCTTACCTGGCAAAGCACTGACGCTCCGGCGGCGTTGTTCCTCACCAAACAACAAGCGCGACGAGCGATCGAAAGGACTGAGCATCTACGGAAGGCGCTGTTGTTGAGTCACGAGGCTGACCACGAGATCTCGGTGACTATGCCTAAGGCGGCTGACTGCAAGATCGTTCCCGTGGTTCAGGCAGACTTCATCCCGGAGAAGGTCGAGTGAAGCGCCCAGCCCCACAAAAGGACCGAGCGATGATCGAGAGCATGGCCCTGCAAGCCCTCTCCCGCTGGCCCTCGCTCGCGTCCGAAGCCGAGGTAGAGCTCGACTGGTTCAAGGCGACGCCAGAGATCGAGCGCATGGGCAGAGCTGTGCTCTCGTGCGAGCACAGGATGGAGGGGGGCGAGGTGCCCTTACTCGACTGCGCCGTCCGGGCTTGCATTCCTCGGCCCGAGGAGTGGCTGACCGCTGTCTACACCGCCTCGTTCGCCACGCAGGAGCACGGGAGGGAGTGGGTGCGGCGCCTGGCGGATACCGTGGCCCTGGAAGCCCTCAGAACGGCCGCTCTGGCCGCCGTGGAGCTGGGAGGGGTATCAGAGGCCAGGGAAGCCCTTTCTGCGGCCCTACGGGCTGGCGCGGTCCAGGTGGGTATTCAGGACATGGCGACAGCCAGCCGTGGCCTCGCAGACCGCAGGGCGGAGGCTCTAGGGCGCGGGGAGACGATCGGGGTACCCACGGGCCTGCCGGGGCTCGATCGCGTCTTGAAGGGGGGCTGGCGGCCGTCGTCGTGGGTGCTGCTGGTGGGTGGGTCAGGAGCAGGGAAGAGCACCCTAGAGACCTGGTTCCGGAGGTCTCTGGCGCAGCGGGGGATCTACTCCCTACTGTTCTCGGGAGAGATGCCGATCGATGACCTGGCCGAACGGGAGATCCACGTTGCTCTTGGGCTCAGCCTCGGCCGGGATCTGGGGTTCGAGCAGTACTCCCAGGTGCGAATCCCAGACGCGGCGAGCTGCATGCTGGTGGACCCGAGACAGCCGATAGTCATAGACCGCTCGTCCAACGCAATCCAGTCCGAGCAGGAGAAGAAAGGGTCTCTTGGGCTCGTGAGCTTGGACAGCTTCGGGAAGATCAAACCGCCACGAGGGCCTGCCGGATCGGTCATGGACGAGGTGGCGCGGTACACGTGGGCAGCAGAGCAGGTGAAGGGCGTAGCGATGCAGCGCAACGTACCCATCCTCTGCCTGCACCACCTGAACAAAGGGAAGAGCATCTACGAAGAGGTGAAGGCCGGCGACATGCGGGGGTCTCAGAAGGTGTTCGACGAGGCCGATGCCGTCTTTGGGATGTGGCTCGGGAAAGCAGAGGGTCAGGTTTTCCTTGGGCCGTTGAAGGGTAGGCACAGGAAGGTTCACGGCGTGATCGAGTTGAGGCACCATACATTCAACCAGTCTTACGTGGAGGTACCGAAGCAATGAGAACCGTTTACTTCGATCTCGAAACGGGCGGCCTGGAGCCATGACGATTCCCGGTCATTCAGTTCGCCGGAGTGGTGGTGAATGAGAAGTGGGAGGAGTTGGAAGCGCTGGAGATGAAGATCCAATTCCGGGCGGCCGACTGCGATCCCGGGGCTCTGGCGGTGAACGGCTACACCGAGGAGGCGTGGGCGAACGCCGAGCGAGAGACGGTCGCGATGGACAAGATCGACGCACTCATGAGGAAGTACGCCGACGTTCAGAAGATCTCCGCGAAAGGAAAGCCGTGGAGCGTGGCTCGCGTGGCCGCCCATAACGCACCGTTCGACTGCGACCACATCCGCGCCTGGTTCAAGAAGCACGGGCGCTTTCTTGTGGCCGGTATCTACGAGCCTTTGGACACGCTGTCCTTGGCCCGCTGGTACAGCGCCAACCATCCGACGCCGCCGAAGGATCACAAGCTCGCAACGCTCTGCGAGTGGCTCGACGTGCCGCTGCTTCAGGCTCACGACGCCATGGCCGACATTCGGGCTACGGTGGGGATCGCCAAGGTTCTTTGCGAGCGCATGGGGATCGGGGCATGCAGCCCCTAGGCGACGGCTACTGGAAGCCAGTTAAGTCCAAGAAGGGAGCGGGCACTTTACCCGCCATGGTCCGCATCCCATGGCCCGACACGAAAGCCTTGACCGAAGGCGTGAAGGAGATCAACTGGCGCTACGGAACGCTGGAGCGATGGGAGGAAAATAACAAGTACGGCGGCGGCATGGTGTTGCTCGAAAACGGTAGCAGAATCACAGTGAAGCCCGGGCAGTTTGAGGTCTGGGCGGAGAGGGAGGCCGGTGGATGAACAGCTTAGGAAATTGCAGGGACGGGGCAGGGATCTCCTCTCTTGGGAAACCGAAGAGGAGCAAGAAGCCAGGGACGTTGCGGAGCTTCGGGCTGCCGGACTGGAGCTTGGAATCCCTGACGCGATCGAAGCTTTTCTCGATTCAGGTGCGCGGGCGAAAGCGTATGGCAGCGAGATTCCAGATCCCAGGAGAGAGATCTTCTCGCTGCTCTGCCTCAGTCTCGTCAGGAGGGCCGCGACCGTGAAGACGAACCGCGAGAAGGCCATGGCCGGCGACTGGCCGCTGGACGGGTGGACGCCGAAGGACATGGACACTGCGGTCGCTGCGCTGGAGGTAGAACGGAAGATCCAGATGGGTGAGTGGCCGCTCTGGGAATCACCGGAGGACGTGAAGGCAACCATCCTCGCCATGGCTGACTGCTGGCGCGATGAATGGACGGACCTGACCCAGAACCTGGACAACGAGAGCGCGGCGCGTATCGTGCTCGGGCTGGAAAGCGTGGACAGGGTGCGAGGGTGGAAGGTCGCCTGGAAGAAGGGCAAGGACAAACTACTGCGGAACCTTGTTGGTGACGGCAAGGGTACGCTTACGAAAGGAGTCGGTTGTGGCGAGGACTAACCGCAAGTTGTTCGCCGAGCACGCGGCACCAGAGGCGATCGAGGCGGCGCTGTCTAGGGCCTACGCCAAGCGGCGAGAAGTCGGCAACACAATCACCTGGCTCACGCGGCTTCGTGCGGACAGGGCGTGCCAGATAATGCTCGGCGAATGGCCCAAGCCCAATGATCAACCTTGTCGCGGCTGTTCAGGGGTAAGTCATAACGGCACTAGACTTTGCGACGACTGCATACCATTCTGAAAGGAAACGACATGCGACCGAAGAAGAAGCCTGAACCAGAACCGGAAGCCGAAGTGCAAGAAGTCCGTGGCCGTGGCCCTATGGGCCACATCGAGCGGTACGCCTATCCGTTGCTCACCCACCTTATGGGTCTGCTGCCGCTGAACAAAGCGGTGGCTGCGAAGTACGAGCGGTGGCTGTGGTCTGATCTTCCAGACGGAGACTCCAAGGCCATCCTCGGCCGTCTCTGCAACGCCGGCAGCGACAACCACCTCTACCTAATGGCCGCCTGTGCGCTCTGGCGCGATGGTCTGCAAGGGCCGTGGCTGGGCGCCTGGATCGACCTTCTAGACTTCCAGTCTCACGGCTCCTGTCCGTGGGGTCCCGGGTTCGAGGAGTTGGCGTGGTGGGGGCATTCGGAAACCCACTCCACCACCTACGAGGCGATGCGGTGGGAGGCCGTGTTGGCGGTGAAGGCGTGGGCGCGAAAGAACGTGATTTCGTCGCGCGGCGACATCCGGGACCTGACGATCGCCGTGGACCGCTACCTCCAAGCCATGGCCGCCTTCTGGTCCATCGGCACGGAGTGGCCCTGGAAGGGGCTGGAGGGCCGCTCCAACGCGCACGGCGGCCTGTACGACGATAGCCTCCTGGTCCCGGCCTGCGGCGAGAGATCGACTATGGCGCATGCGTTCCAATCGGATCTCGGGTCGTTGTTGTGCCACGCCGTAAACCTGCCGCAGAGGTCAAGGCGTCTGAGCCTCGAGGCGGCGGCAATCATCGGTTCGGTGCCGCAAGGGTACTCGGCTCCAGAGCAGATAGCCGGCGCCCGTCACTTTACGGCGGCAGAGCTGCTCCGCAACTTCGGCATCCGCACCAAACGCGAGATCGTCTACGAGCGTTGGAGCGAAGAGGTGGTCATGTACTGCCCCGGCCCGCGCCTGAACGGCAACACGCCAGACGTGAAGTACTGGTACGTGAACACCCGCGACCATCGCATCGAGATTGGGTTTCCTTGGGAGGGTGGGAGGGGAGAGGCGACGAAGGGAATCGGCGGGGACTGCTGGCGAGCACAAGAGGCGGTGGTGGCTACCGGCAATCTGCTGGTGCCAGGAACCGACGTCCGGCAGCAGATCGCTTGCAAGATCCCGGCGTCTCCGCCACTCCTGAAGATCGTCATCAACCAGCGGGGGGTGACCATCTCATGAACGAGCAATGGGAGTCTCCGGACAACAAGCCAGAGAATGGTGCGGTCGTGCTGTTCATGGCCGAGCTTTCCGGTCCACCAGTCCCAATCCTTGGAAGGTATCTGCACGAGAGAGAAGAGGTTTACGGCGGAGAGAACTTCGACTTCGGTGAGTACGACGACGCGACCGACGAATACTACTTCGCAGAGGGATGGTACGAACGAAACCTGTGCAGCTCCGATGACGGTCTCTGGAAGGTTCTCGAAAAGGTCGTCGCCTGGATGCCGCTGCCGAGGTACGAGCCATGAACGAGCCGATGACCTTAGAGAACGATCTGCCGCCGAAGGTGGAGAGGACGGACGAAGAGGTGTGGGCGGATCTAGTCAACTCAGGGACCCTTCGAGAGATGATCGACAAACAGGCGAAGCTCGATCCGGAATGCGTACGATCGTTGTTCCCTCCCGGCTCCGCGATCGAGGTTCCGTGGTGGCGCAGAGAGTTGGGCGGATTCTTCTTACGCGACAACGGGCCGCTTTTCTTTCCCGCCCTCCTAATCGCTCTGCTCGCCATCGTTGCCCTATGCCTTTACGGGGTGATAGTGAGGGGGGAGGAGAGACGGACGCAGGCCCGCATGGAGAAGCACCTTACTGCCACCGTAGACCTCTGTGCGGTCAAGCTTTCGATCACGCAGGGGAGGCTCCTGAAGACGCAGGGTGAGGTGCTCCACTGGCGCGAGACGAAGGACGGCGGCGTAGACCTCTACTTGGTAAAGGAGATCGACGACCGCCTATCTTGCGGCATGAAGGCCCATCTACCACCAACGATCCCAGAGACCACGTGGCGGCCGGTGAGCGGGGAGAGGGTCACGCTGTGCGGGCTCATGTTGCCGGCTGAGCACCAGGCGCGGATGGGTGCGGCTTGGAGGTGCATGTGAAGGTGCTCGATGCAGAGACGGCCCTGGAGTTTCTGGAGGTCGAGATGGAAAGGCTCTGGGCGGAGGCGAACGTCGCCGCGGTGAAGGCAGGAGAAGAGTCTACTGCCGGCGGTCAATCCGTCGAGCTGATACGGAAGGAGATCTCCCTGCTCAATCGTGGTGGGGTTATCTACGAGTGCCTGGAACTGGTACGTACTGCCAAACGCAAAATCTAACCGAGGAGAGAACATGAAGATCAGAGTAAACAAGCGGGAAATGGCAACGCTGCTGGACGCCATGCTGTTAAGGGCGTCGATCCAAGACATATCTCTTGGCGCCGCGCAGGACACGGTGGACAGCTTGAGGGACGACTCGGAAGACAAGGACAGAGCCATCGCCAACGCGAAGAAGGCTATCGCGGCCCTGACTGGTACCGAGCTGGAGGGGTGCGAGGGCGAAAGCTGTCCTGGCCACCTGTCCAAGGAGGCGGTGCAGATGGCGCGAGACGCGCAACGGCAGGATGGCACGACGGCGATCGGCCGGCTGGTTCAGATCAACGTCGAGCTTCGCGAGAAGAACGAGGCACTGGCGGCGGAGATGGAGGCCATGCGCACAGAGTTGAGAGTCAAGGGGGAGTCGGTCGATGCGGTGAACGCGGAGATCGAGCGGCTGAAGGCTCTCCCGACGATCGACCACTCCAACTGCGGTTCAAAGGCTGAGGGCTCGCCAGGAGAGACCACTACGGAGCCGTGGAAGGTCTGCGGTGAGATATGGTTTGAATGGTGGGCAGGCCGCAACGGTTGGACTGACGAGGCAGTCCGGGAAGCCGTGAATGGCGCTGCCCGATGGGGGTATGGTGCCGGAGTACTGGCCGAGCGCGAGCGAAAGGTGGAGGTGCCGCAGAAAGTCCACGTGGTCGTCGCCGAGAGGACTCCTCCGGCGTTCCCGTTTGTATACGTGTTTGCCGGAAGCGACGACGCGGTGAGAAAGTTCCGAGATCTCTGGGACCATAGTCAGTACACCGCTACATTCCACACCGAGAGAATTGTCCCCGACTCCGGTGAGAAGCTACCACTAGAAGAAGGAAAGGAGGTGGCACAGATGGAATAGTGCTCCGACGACGGAGCTTAGTACCGCACGGCCGAGCCTGAGCAACTCGGCCGTTTTTCTATTCCGGCTCAATCTTGGCCTTCGAGTCAGCAGCCCGCTCAGCCGTACGGAGAACTTCTGCCGCTGCTGTGGCTGCCGCCAAGGTGCGTCTGGCCGCCGCTTCGATCGCCGCCGCCGCTTCCTTGTGAGCCGGGCTGTCTGGTGCCGCGGCGTTCTTGGACATCCAGAACTGGATCGCCGCACCGATGACTAGTCCGGCTAATGCGGGCTGGCTCTCTCGGAATAGGTAGCAAAAGACGAGCATCATCAGCATCGCGGCGAGATCTATAAGACGCTCTACCGTCCTGCTCATGCTGCCAGCTACTTTCGTCTGAGATGTGTCGTCGCTCACGGCATTGTCTCCAAAGGAGTGAAGGGCGACCGGTGCTGGCTCGCCCCTTCTGTTACCGCAAGTTGATGTGCCCGAGAGATCCCGGGAATAGCTGGAGGATCACCCAGAGCACAAGGACCAGGATCACCAGGACGCGGATGATCTTGGCGATAGTGGGGTCCATCGGGATCAGGCCGATGAGGTAGACCACCACACCCACCACGATGAGTGCAACGATGATGGAGATCATGACTGTCACTTGAACGACGGGCCGTACTTCTCCAGGATGAAAGCGGAGAAGCCGTGAGGGGCCACGTCGTATTCTTCCAGCAGCTTGTTTGCCATCTTCTCGCAGCTCTTCTCGGTGGCTTCCGGATCGGCCTCCTTGAAGTACTGAGCGAGTTCGGACGCTCGTTGTTCGGGCGGGCAGCAGACTCCTAGGAGACAGCATTGGGTGGGCATGGGGTGTTCTCCTTAGTCCTTCGGTACGCGCAGACCGGTCTCGGCCAGCGCAACTTTCACATTCCCTAGGTCGCCGTAGATCGCGATCGTTTGGCGGTCGATCTTGTTCAAGGTGTCGCGAGCGTTGGCCTGCTCGTTTCTGACTTCCGTCATGCTGAGCTTGAGATCAGAATAACTCTTTTGCAGCTCCGTGATCTCCTGCTCGTGGCGCACAAGGGTCTCTGTGTTGTTTTCTCTTTGGGTGTCCAGCGCGCCCCACCAGTGCCCAAGAGTCAGGATCGCGATCACTATCGCGGCAATACTCCCGACCCCGATCACTACCCGCGTGTTCTTACTGATCTCCGTGGGCATCCGCCCCTCCTCACTTGTCGGGCCTCAGCCCTTTGAGCCACTGGTAATAGGCGTCCATCGCCGCGGCGCTCTGCATGGTTGCCTGCTGGTCGATCTCCAGGAGCTGGAGCATCCGATCCTCTTTGGAAAGCCCAGGAGCGGAGCGGATCTCTTTGCGCGTCTTCCGCAGGTCTCCGATGTCCCTCTTGGCCTGCTCCAGAATCTCCGCCAATTCTACCTCAGGATGGTTGCGCATGATCCTGGAGGCCGCCAGGGCGTCGCCGCGCTCTATGGCTGCATCCCAGGACGCCTTGGCCGCGCTCGCCGCTCCAGAGGCCTCGTAGAGCTTCGTAACGGGGTCTGAGCCGAAGCCCCACGCCGGGCTCGACACGAAGCCCTTGACCAGGGGCACGTCCTTGGCGGTCGTGGGCAGCTCGGGAAGCTGGGTCGGGTCCGTCATGAGCTGCGAGGCGCCCTGTGCCAGCATGGCCCCCTGGGTGCCGCCGTAGCCACGGATCAGGTAGTCCACCTTGATCGGCGACATTCCAAACGCCTGGCCGATGTTCAGCGCCAGTGGCGTGGTGGTGTCGAAAGCCTGCTCCTCCGACGGGTTGTTTTCGGAGATCCCCTCGGGAACGATGTCGCGACCGGTGAAGCGCGAGGAGTTCATCGTCGCCTCTACTCCCGGCTGCATGATCGAGGGCATGGCGTCCGTGAGGTTGATTCCCTTGCCGTCCGTCACATACTGGAGCGGGGTCTGATCCGTAACGCCCGCGAGGATCTCTTGCACGGCGTCCGGCCGCGTCTCGTTCAGGTAGTCCAGGAAGGAGTGGGCTCCCCACGAGAAGGCCAGGTTCAGCGCACCCAGCGGGCGAGGGAGACGGTACCAGCGGCCATCGTCTCGCTTCGCGATGTGAAGGAAGCTCATGCGCTCCCACTCGGGCAGGGCCTGGTAGTCGGGGTCATCCTTCCACCGCGCCCAATTCGCCACCGCCGGCAGCACCACGAAGACGCCGGCCGCAAGGGTGGTGCGCACGGGGGCCTGGCGGTACGCCTTCACGAACCGCGCCGTGTCCTGCAAAGAGGCGTTGGCGAAGGCTTCCACGGAATTCCACTTCTGACCGAAGCGTCCCGATCGCGCGAAGTCGAGAGTCAGGTCCCGGGAGAACACCGCGGCGTCCAGCGGCGTAGCACCAGCCAGCCGAGCCCTGCGATACCCACCTACGCGAGTGGCGGTCTCCAGGCTGTTGGACATCGCTTCCAACGGAGCGAGCATCGGATAGAACGCCTTGGCGAACACGTTCTTCTCGGCCTTCCAGTTGCGTAGGAATCGAGCACCTACATTCGGGTGCGTCACGTCCGACACGGCAAGCTGCGCCAGAGTGCGATCGTTGCTTACGAGCGAGGCCATGCCCCCACCATTGGCACTCCACTCCTTGTAGTACTCACCCACCCCCTTGCGGCCAGGGAGGGGGATCTGCTCGAAGATGCCGGCGAGCGGATCGAGCACTGGTCGGAACTTGTACTCCGAGCCGTACACCGCGGCGGTCGTCTGGTCGCGAAAGAGGTTCTTGAACGGAAACTCCAACGTGATCGTTGCTCCGGCTCGAAGAGTACGGGCAGCGAAGTGGGCAGCCTGGCCGATGATCCCAGCCTGTTGCGGCGTCATCATCTTGAGCGCCTGCATTACATCTCGCGGGGCTTCGTAGTGATACGTCTTCCCGTTGCGATAGACAGGGAATGTGCCGTCGCCCTTGCCCGGGGTGCGGGTGATCTCCTGCCCCAGCGTCGTCGGGTTGGCCTCCGCGAGGTCGCCCAGGAGGTTCCGGACCCGCTGGCGCTCTGCCCATACCGTCACCTTCTGCGCCTGGTCGACGAAGGATTCCAAGGGCGGCGCCACGCGGTGGTCCTTGGAAAGTCCAGAGGTGATCTTCGCGATGGGTTTGGCGTTGGTGGCGCCCACCACGATATCCGGACTGTTCTCCAGATCGTCCAGGAGCTTGAAGAGCGGAGCGTACTTCTCGCCCTTCGCAAGCAACGCGGCCTTGTCCTCTGTTGAGACGTAGCCGATCTCCACGAGCTTGTCCACCACTGCGCGCACGGACCACTCGCGGGTTCCCTCGGCGAGTTGTTCCAGCCCCTTGACTGTTCCGTCCGGATTCAGGCCGTAGCGCTGACCGAGGTCGGAGATGGCCTGCCGGGAGATATCCGTTGCAGCCTGGTCGATCTTCAGCTTTCCGTCCGGATGCAGCACCGCCGGCTGGCCGGTGAGCTTCGCCACGGCGTGATCCGCAATCGCCTGCTCTTTGCGCGCCAGAAGCTCCAGGTGCCTGCCGGCGGCCATGTAGTCGTTCAGGTCCCGCTCCACGTGCTTGCCGATTCCGCCAAGAACAGCAGAGAGCCCGTCTCCGGTGCGGCGCGAGGACTGCGTGGCGGCGTCGTAGACGTAGGTCCCTTCCGTGATCGGGTTGGCTACGCCGGTCGCCATGTCGCCAGCACCACGAGCCCGGGCCTGCATCTTCTCCATGAACTTCGCCGCGTCCGGCATCCCAGCCCTGCGCATCCGCCGCGGGATAGGCTCTTCCTGGTTCGACATCTCGTCGATCCACCGGTCCCAGAACTGGCGAGCCCGCACCATGATCGGCTCTTTGGTCACCTCGTACTTTATGAGGGTGTCCATGGGGCGAGCGGGGGGCTTCGGTTTGGAGCCGAGACCGAGGAAGCCGGCCTCTCCGCCCCGGAAGATATCCGGGTCAGTTTGGCGCAGATGATTGACGAAGCCCTCTCCTTCCGGGGTCTGGGCCGTAGAGCCTCGGTAGGGGCCGAACAGCTCCGAAGCCTTGCGGTATAGAGCTCGACCAGCACCCGTACCCTGTTGACCAGTCACGACTTCCTGGACCGTGAAGCCACCGCCGGGCTCTGGCATGGCCCGAAGCTCGCCCACTGTGTTGCCCAGATCGTCCACCGCGAGAAGCGATCCGTTGCGCTGGATCACCTCCACCGGAACCCGGGAAGTGGTCCTCTTCGAGCCACCGATCGCCAGGCTTTGGGCTTGCAGCTCTGCGATGCCGTCCGGAAGCGGGGGCGGAGCCTCGATCACGGGAGCTACGGTGTGCTGCGTCAGGTCCGAGATCCCGGCCGCGGCTACGTCTCCCTGCTCGGCCGCCTGCGTGAGCAACGGACGGAACTTGGCATCGTTGTCGGTCAGGGCCTTCTTCAGAACCTGGTCGAAGATCTCCGGGGGCAGGGTCGCGCGCATCGGCTCGACCATCTCGGCAATGCCGTTTCGGGACTCCAAATAGATCCGGACCTCTTCGGCCCCTACCTTCGGCTTGGCTGCGGACACCAGCGGAGGAGTCTCAGGAAGCGGCGTAATGGCCTCTCTGGCGCGCGCAGCGTCGTCGGCCAGTCCACCCATGCCCCTCGCGGCATGGAAGCCACCCAGGACGCCTCCAAGGCCCCCCAGTGTGGCTCCGAGGACCGTTGCCTTGGTTCGGGACGCCGGATCGGTGCCGTAGGCGGAGACGTTCCCCAACACTCCACCCTCCAGAGCACCGGCTCCGATGCTGCTCGCGCTCGCGGCCACGGCTCGGCCGAGGGAAGGGGCTGCTGCTCCGATCGCCTCCATGCCGACCTTCCCGGCCCCGGCTCCGATACCCACGGGCACCAGGTTGCCGGCGAATTCAGCGGCCAGGGGGAGGGTGGACCGGATTGGGTCCTGGGTGTGGTGGTAGAGGTAGTCCTCTTTCGTCTTGTCCAGGTCACCACGAACGGATTCCGTGAAGCCTTCCGGGGTGAGATCAGCGAGTCCCATGCCCATGCCGGGAAGACCAGAGAGGGCAGTCCCCAGAACAGGATGCGCCTGGCGGAAGTCGCGCAGCGTCTCCAGGCCACCAGCGATCGGAAGTCCGAGGGCTCCACCGAACGCCTTTCGTGCGGTGGTGAAGTAGCCGGGGTCCTCTACGTCTTCGGGAGCACCCACGTCCGCGAGCTTCCCGACGCGGCCGAGGCCAGGTTCACCACCAGCAGCGGCGATTCCAGAGCCAAGGCCGCTCAAGTCGTGGTGTGCCGGCGCAGAGGGACCGCCGGCCATGGTCTCCACCTGGTGACGCACCACGCTCTCCGGCGTTCCGTCCGGAAAGCGCAGCACTCGACCATCGGGCAGGTGAATCTCGATCACTGCTTCACCATACGGCCCGTCTTCGGGTCGTAGACGTAGACGCCGGGGGCGAAGGAGCCATCCGCGCCGCGGTGCGATGTCGCAAGGCCGTAGCGCTGGAAGACGCTCTTCTCCGCCTCATCCATAGCCCGCTGTCGAGCAGCGGAGATCTCTGCTTCAGTTGGAGGAGTGAGCGTCCTGATTGCTCCGTTGATCCACTTGTTCTCCTGCACCTTGGGCTGCTGTCCGAGCCACGCGCGGAAGAGCACATCACCCTCGGCCTTTACGTCGTCGTTCACCTGATTTGCGGTAGGTGCGCGACCCGCGGCGCCCATGCCGTTCGCCTCGTAGTTGGAGATCCTGCGACTCTCCAGCGCCAGCCGGGCACGATCGAGGCGCAGGCGCTCCGCGTCCCGCTGGGACTCCACGATCGGGCCGTAGCCTTCTGCGCCGTAGATCTTGTTTTGGGCCGCCTTTGCGCGAGCCTCCATCTCCGCATCGGACAGAATGCGACCACGGCCAGCCGCGATCTCGTCCGTGCGAAGAAGAGCCCCGACGTCCGCGTCCTGGCCGGCAAGGGCAAGGGCTGCTGCGCGCCGTGCTTCGGGAGAAGTCGGATCTCCGGACGTGGTGCCGATCGAACTGGCGAGGGCGTCCACCATGGCCTTCTTGCGCCGGTCGTCGTCGTCCTTCTCCTTCACGGCCCGCGCTGCCGCTGCGAGTTGGGCATCGTCCATCTGGAGGTTCTTCATGGCCCCAAGATGGGAATCCTCGGCCGCGGTGGTCAACCGCTCGTCCGCCTGCTGTTCGCGAAGCATCTGCCGGCGACGCTCCAGGACTCCGGTGATCCCGCCGGAGTAACTCTCGAACGCATCCGCGAGGCCGCCGGCCATGTTGTTCTCGGAGATCCCGCGCAGGAGCGCAGAGCCGGCCGAGACCAATGCCTGACCTTGCGCTCGCCGCGCGTCGTCGGCGGTGACCCGCTCTCCGCCGTACGACTGCGGGACGCCGAAGCGGCGATGAAGACGCACGACCTCCGGCTCTTCCAGGGTCCCCGTGCCGGTCTGGCGAGTTGCGGCCTGAAAGTCTGGATCGTCGGCAGCACTGGGGTAGCGCCGTCCGGCAAGCCGTGCTCGGTACAAGTAGGGGAGCGTCGCAAAGCCGTACATCGATCAGCCCCTCCCTTGGAGGTACAGGCCGTAACCCTGCGCCGCTCCAGCAGCAGCGCCGCCAACCGTTGCCCCGCCCACGCTCACGCCGAGCCCGGGCTGGACGTTCTGGCCGTAGGTGTGCGAGGTGCCGCCCATGCCGCCGATACCCTGGATCGTCTTCAGGTAGTCGAAGAGCTGGTTCTGCGCGGCCGACGCGTTGTAGATCTGCGCCTGCTGGTTCAGCGCATTCCCCTGCATCCGGACGCCGGCCATGCCCACGTCCCGGTTTGCCTTGATCCCCTGGAGGTCGGTCATGACGCCAGCGCCGCCAAGGGAGCGGTCGAGCCCGGAGAGGCCCACCCCTTCCAGCCCAGGGATCACCTGTCCCATGGTGTTCAGGCGGTCGGAAGAGAGCTGTCGGCCGAGACCGGAAAGCTCCGCGTTGCCGGCGTGTTCGTTGCCGAGCAGCATCCCGAGAGCGTCCAGGTCCTGACCCCTGCGCGCGAGCGAGATCTGGTCCGCGGCTCCCGCGCGCGCCGCCGCCGAGCTGGAGTTGGCGATGTTCTCCGAAGTGCGAGCGCCCAAGGCCCCGAGGTCGCGCTGGTTCACGAGCCCGAGAGCCTGGAGCTTCGCCGCGCGGATCTGGTCCGCGTTGTTCAAGCGGGTCGCAGCAGAGCCGCGGATGATCTCCTGATCGAGCCCGCGCTGGGCTTCCGTACGATCGGCACGATAGGTGCCGCCACCGAAGCGTCCGCCGCCCTGCGCCGCTGAATCAAGGTCCCGAATGGTGGCGAAGTGACCACGCTCGGCGTCCGCTGACATGGCATCGATCAATGTCTGAAGATCCGCCGCGTTGCCGGTGTCGCTGAAGATCTTGTTCACCTGCGTACCAAAGGTGCCCGTACCCGTGGCGTCACCGATCCCGCCCCCGTTGTTGTTCGGGTTCGAGCCGCCGTTCGTCCACTGGTCATACTGCTGGCGCGAGACGTATCCCTGGCCCCCGGTCGAGCCCCCACCGCCACCACTGCCGCCGTTCGGACCACCACCGAAACTGTTGGAGTCCATGAAGCGCCGCAGGAGGTCCGCGGTGTCGTACCCCTGCGCGTCGCCCTCCAGGCGCTGCGCCAGGCGATCCGAGATTGGGTTGTAGCCGCCGAATCCCGTACCGGAGCCGTCTCCTTGGCCCGTACCGGCCCCGCCAAGGACCGCAAGGGAGGCTCGGCGGGCTGCATCCATCTCAGGCGTCTGGCCGGCCTCCAGGCCCCTCCTGGCGACCTCCTCGGCAATGCCCTGTGGAGTGCTCAGGTTGGGACCGGGAGCGGGCGTGGGGCCGCCGGTTACGCCACCCCCAGCACCTCCGCCGCCGGAGCGCCGCGCAATCTCCGCCCTGTCGGCACGAGACCATCCGCTGGCCGGTTCCTGGTCCGGCAAGAAGTGGCCGCTCGCGGAGACCGTACCCGACACGCCGCCGCGCTTCGTCCTGGTCGCCCCACCACCACCACCGGACGGAGCAGCAAACGACTGCAAGGCATTCGCGTTGGGATTCCAGTCGCCCCCGATGCCGCCATCCGAGCCGCGGTCAACCCGATCAAATTCCTCTCGCGCTGCATCGCCTACGTCAGACCTGCGCTGCGCCCGCCAGTCGCGGATTGCGTCCGCTGCCGGCGCCGTGCCGAGCAGAGCGGCAGCATTCTGCTGCCCGGGAGACCTGTACTCACCCGTCGCTGGCGTCCAACCGCCGCCAGCCCCAGAGCCAGTTCCGCCGATGTAGTTCGGCCCCTTCTCGACGAGAGAGCGCTGCATGTCTAAGATCTTTTGGAGATCTACCCCGTAGGCACCCGACATGTAGGGGTCCTGCGTGGTCGTCTGGTTGGTGGTGGTCGTCTTCGACTTGTTGGCGGCCTTGGCCTGCTGGTTCGAAGAGTAGGCGCTGATCGCAGCACCCGCGGCCGACGCGATGATTGCCCAGGACATTACGACCCCACTTCCCCGCCAAGCGCGGCGAAGATTCCAGAGAGTTGATCCAGCGACGGGGCGCCCTCTACGTTGCGCGTCTCCACCAGCTCCTCCTCCAACTTCCCGAGGTCCGTTTCGTGGGTTGGGTGGATCGTGAGCCAAACCAGATAGTCGGCGTTGTAAACGATCTTTCTGGCGCCAGGCTTCGACACGAAGACGCATGGAGCCACCACCTCGCGAGCCCCGCCATCCTCGGACCAGATCACCGCAGAGCCGGCGAGGATTACGTTCAGGTGCTCCGTCTTGTGAACCTTCCCAATTCCGATCGTGCCGGCCGGGACGCGGAATTCGCGGGCATACACACCAGGCGCGAAGTGGTGGACCAGGCTGGTGTCCGCCGGGGCATCCAGGGAGCGTAGGAACAGCTCCATAGAGTCGATCCTGGAGTCGGTGGTCGCGAGGTTGCTCACAGGTGGACCTCCCGCCTTCCGGTTGGCCGCGTTGGCCGAGCAGGCGATGGCCGGGCCACCACAGAGAAGGGCGGCGATTACGCTCACAGGTGTACCTCCCGCTTGCCGGTACCGAACCGGACGATCAGCCCCTCGAACCGCCACACCCCTACATTAGAGTCGGTTGTGCGACCAATCCTCAGCGTCACAAGACGGTGTTGCCCGGCGTTCACCTGAAGGCGAATAGACGGGTCCGAATGCGCCAAGAGAAAGGCCGCAGTTCCGGGGGGCGGGAGTGTGTATACGTGATACACATCCGCGCCCGCATCCACTGACTCACCGATGCTCACAGCGTTGGCTAACAGGTCAATCGAGATCGTATTGGCGGTCGTCGAGCAGGTGTACAGAAACTCGAATCCAAGAGAGCCGCTTTTCCAGGTTGGCGGAACGTGCATGTTCGTCCACGCCCTGTGATCCGATCCGGAGGAAAAGCCGAGGTAGTCGCCGCGCTCGTTGTTGTGCGTGTGGGTGCCGGAAACAAGCCACGCCTGCGGAGGCAGGAAGACCTCGTACAGGGCGTCGTCCACCTGCTTCTCGATGGAAGCCCAGTTCCGGCAGATGTCGTCCTGGAACACTGCGTCCGTCTTGAAGCTAAGCACTGAACACCCCTCCCGTCCTGTAGTCGATCTCTACCCCCTCGAACTCGTGGATTCTCTCCGACACCTTCGTGGATGTAATCGAGACCGAGATCGAGTGGAAGTTAGCGTTCTTCGTTCCGCCCGGGATCGGCACCCACCCCTGCGCGTCCTGCGCTGAGTGAGGACCGGAGATAGTCACCGCGTTCGGGACCACAGTAGAGATCGTCTGCGGGGTGCTGGTCGAGCGTACTGTCACCGTGAAGACGGCCTGACCTCCGTTAGCGAAGTCAAAGTTGATGATCGGACGTACTCGCATAACGCTCGTAGTCAGTTCCGGGCTGAGCTGCACGTAGGAGCGCGTGAGGCTGACCGTCGTAGCGGCGTTGAAGTCGAGCGTGTATTGCGCCATAAAGTCCGCCGCGGCAGCCGAGACGATCTTCCGCTCCACGAAGCGCTGGTTCAGCATCGGGCTCGTGGTGGAGGGAGGGGCCGTCTTCAGGAATAGGGAGCCTGTGTTTGCCTTCGGGCGGAAGTATCCAAACCGGTCGTCGCGATAGCTGTAGGCGAGCACTGCCGTGGCCTCGGTCACCGGAGAGCCGAGAGTGGAGTAGGCCCACAGGACCAGGCCCAGCTCTGGATCATGCGAGGCCGAGACGTAGATCGGCGCCGTGGCCGGAGCGTAGGACACCTGCGATAAGTTATCCACGGCGCGAGTGAGCGAGCGGGCCACCCGGCCATAGCCCACCACCTCCGGGAAGCCCTGTCCGCCGGTCAAGCGAGTCGGACCGGCAAGGCCCCAATAGTAGAGGTCGTCACCGACGCGTACGACGCTGTTCGGGTGTCGGCAGATCACCCCCGGAAGGTCGCGGAACTGGTACGGAGGGCCGTCAATTCGGACAGCCCCGAGGCGCTGAAACACCACGCCGTAATCGCCCCCGATTCCACCAACGATTTCTCCGAAGTCGTTGTTCAGCGGCTGGTAGTCAGCACCCACATATTGCGGGTCCTGACGGAAGCTGCCGAAGAAGCGCGGGGCATCGCTTTGACTCCAGGCTACGAGCGTCGGATTGGCCCCGGAGGGGAGCCCATCGTACCCGGCCGCCAGGTTCAGGTTCGCGATGAACAGGTTGTTGCGGATCGGGAAGCAGTAGCGGAACTTCGGGTCGAAGGTCGAGCTGGCGAGCTTTACGAACTGAGCCCCGCGGGCGAGCTGAATCTGCGGATCGTCCACGTAGTTCGTCATGATGACCGAGTCGCCGAAGGAGGTCCCCTGCCATCCCGAGGTCGTGTCTGGAGTGGTGTAGGCGCCGGCCGCCCGAGTCACGTCTACCAGGTTGATGCCGTCGAATTCCCAGAGCTTTACGGTGGTGCCCACGAAACTGTACCCCAGCCCGGCGCCGGCATGCAGGTGGTGGCCGTAGGTGATCGGGGCGGAGGCTCCGCCGATCTGCGCGGTGGATTCCTGGGTGTTGGGGGCGATGAAGTAGTCACCGTGAGCAGGGATCAGCCCGAGAATGTCCACAAGGCCCTCGCTCACAAACCAGCCGGCGTCTGGCGTCCACTCGCCGAAGGGCACAAAGAGAATGGGCATTAGAAGAACCTCGGCCGAATACCCAGGCTGTCGCCCGCGGTGCGTACGTCGTGCTCGTCCTCGGTCTGCGCCGCCTGCTCAAGCCACAAGGTCATATACGCCTGCTCGGCGTCAGGATCGCGCAGGTGCTTGGAAATCAGCATCATCGCGCGGGCGTAGATCAACTCTCCAGAGCCGTCCTGCGAGATCCAGTCGCACGTCCAGTTGTCGGGGACCGCGGCTTCTGTGGAGGGCAGGATGAAGGTGTAGCTGGACCCGTTCCACTTGACGACGGGGATCTCCAGGTTCGTCATGTAGCGGCCTTCCACCCACGCCTTCTCGCGCGGCGGCGGCCAGAATTCTAGGGAGCCCTGGTACCAGTCCCACGCCAGTGGATCGCCCTGCGAGGTGTCCGCGGCCTTGTAGTGGTCCATCTCGTCCGAGGTGGCACGGCAGATGTAGAAGTCGGCCGACTGCGAGTCGAGAGCGCGCCGGATGCGCAGGCTCTTGCTCGCGATCTCGAACAGATCCTCGGGGAGGCCCCAGCCGTCACCTGGCTTGTAGACCGAAATACCTTGGGTGAGCTGAAGCTGGAACTGGCGCTCGGACCACCAGAGGCGCTTCTCGCGGTGGAAGCGCATGGAGTCCACTGCGCGACGGCCTGCGTCCTGTGCGGAGATCGCCGAGTGGCTGTCGTCCTGGAGACGGCGAATCAAGGTTCCCCAATCCGACATGCCACTCCTCTCTTACGTGGAAACGCCGCCAGGCGAGCGGAGAAAGGGAGGAGAGAGGTTCCGGGCCTCGCCCCGCCCACCTGGTGACTCCTGCTTACTCTGCGCCAGCCGCCCCCGGCAGATAGCCGCCGGTCAGGTTGACGAAAACCTTGAAGATGCCGGCCGCCGGAGTGGTCGGTGCCGTGTCCAACAGGATCTCCAGCCAGAAGGCGTTGGAGGTCGTGGTGAAGCCCAGAGCGTTCTCTGTGGTGGCGATCTTGGTCGGCCGAATGACGCCGCCGGCTTGGCCCGTCGCGGCCTGGTGGATGATGACCTTGGTGGTGGTGCCGTCCGTCACTCTGAGGCTGAAGACGAGCCCCGTGCTGCTGTCGAGGTCCCCGACCTGAATGAGGGCATCGGTGATCGTGACCCGCTTCGGGAGTTTGCACAGTCGGTAGGTGTCGTTGGTTGCGCCGAGAGTGATCGTCTCCGCGCCCACGGTGCCGGTGCCGAGGTAGAGGTAGAGCTGGGTGCTGTAGGGCGATCCGACCGGAATCGTGACGCCCGTGTTCCAGGTGGGTCCGTAGTTGGTAGCCATGGCTTTCGCTTCCTCAGATCGAGGTCACGGTCTCCTTTGCGTAAGAGGTGACTACGATCTTGCCGTAGTCCTCGTCCGTCTCCTGCTCTTCTACCGAGAAGTGGGGGCAAGCGGCGCCCGCGAACGTGCGGACGGCCAAGCCCTTGTTGTTGCCGTAGTCCCAGGTCTCGGTTTCCTGAACCATCGTGTTCTCGTCCTCGAAGAGCTTCGCGAAGCCGAGGGCTCCGGCCTGCGCTCCGGCGAACACCGCGCGGCGCGTGTTGCGGTAGGCCGTGATGCCAGTGAAGCCGACCGGGAGGTAATCCCAGGCGACCCACAACACCTCGTCGTCGATCCCGAGACAGGCGTTGGAGAGGGCATCCAGAGCCCCACCCTTCAGCCGATCGCGCATGAGGCCGAACCACTGCGAGCCGCTCTGCTTCATGTGCTTGATGGCGTTGGAGTGGACGAAGAACACGTAGACCTCGCCGATTCCCTTGACCATGCAGGGGCGGATGGGGAGAGGCAGCTGCTTCGCTCGCGTCTTGAGCTCGACCGCCACGTCTCGATCGATGATCGCGCTCGGGTCGAGAGACACCGCGGCGTCGTCGGCCTTGTCGAACCGAAAGACGTGGTTGGCGTCGGGGGTGCGCGGGACGTTGTTCAGGGTGAGCCGGAGGTTGGCGCCGTTGCTCCACCACTCGGCGACGGTACGAACGTCGATCGTCAGGCCGGCCATGTGGTTTGCGAGGCCGCTTTCCCAGATCTTGGGCCAGTAGTCCGCGTGGGCTTTTTCCGCTGCTTTCCACACATCCCAGGGGATACGCTGCTTCACGATCGGCAGCGAGGTCACCTTGAAGGCGTGCCTGATCTGGTTGATCTTCCAGTCGTAGGTGATCGTGGGTAGGCCCTCTTCGGTGTCCCGAAGCACCTCTCCGCCGATCGCCGGGGGCTGACGCATGCCGCGCTGGAGCGTGATCCGGGAGGTGGTGCCGCCCTCCTTGAAAGCCTCCTTGCGGCGCTGGATGCACGAAGACTCGTCGTTGCCGATGAGCCCGAGCGCGGGGTTGGTGACGGTGCCGCGACGTGCGACCTCAACGAAGAGATCGCGCTCCCAAGTCATTTTGACCTCGGGGTCCGTCGCGTCGTAGAACTGGACGTTTCCCACGGGTAGGTCTCCTTTAAGTCGTCTGGTTGGCTGCGAGCGCCTTCTTGGGGATGGGCGCTTCCCGTTCCTGGTTTTCGGCTACCAGGGACAGCCAGACTGCGGAGATCCTGCGGGTGCTTCAGCCGTCTTTCGGCGACGGGTACCTGTTACCTATGGTAACGGCCGGCGAGCGGGGAAGTCAACTCGCCGGCTTCCGTGCTTAGCCGTAAGGGAACCCGTCGAGTAGCGGATTGGCGCATCCCGTTGTTGGACCAAGAAGGCGCTCGGCCTCCTGCCGCTCGCGCATCAACAGAAGGGCCTCCAGTACGGCGTTGGCCTCTTCCTTTGTGAGCCCCTTGATGGTGGCGAGGCGGTCCACGCTACCGACTCCCCACAACCTCCCTTGCTTCCAGTGCGCCACATCCTGCACACCGTATGGCTGATAAACGTACGGCCCGTCTGGTGCGTGGTCGCTCATCTCAGATCCCCTTCTGCTTCTTGTAAGCGTCGTACTCCCCCGGGTTCGCCTGAACCGCCTCGTAGAAGTCGTCCTCGTTCAGAGCGCCGAAGTCGATCCCGTTTCCGGGTGCTGCGCCAGCCCTGCGGTTGACGCCAGCATTGCCGATCGCCGCCGCCATGCTGGCTCTCTGCGAGGCGATCCCTTGGCGATTCGCTGACGTGGGTTTCCCCGGCGGATGCACCTGCATGGGCTGCTGACCTCCGAAGATAGAGCGCATCTGGTGGGCCTGCTGCCGCACGAACTGCCGCGGGTCCTGGCCTCGCAGAACGCAGTCTCGAAACTGCATCGTCTGGGACAGCGACAAAAGCTCCAACGCCTGGTCGGTGGTTGCCTCTGGGTACATGCTCATGATGCCGGAGACGCCCGACCTCGTGAGTGCGTCGAAATCCTCTTTCAGGCCAGGATCGGATGCGAGAACGTCCGGGTTTATGTACTCGAACCAGGTCTCGTCGAGCTGGTCGAGCTGCTCGGCCGCTTCCTGATCCTCTGCCGCCTCCTGTGCCTCTCTGCGGTCCTGCTCGCGAAGAATCAGGGCCTGCTCGGCAAGCCATGCCGCGCGCTCTGCCGGGTCCTCGGGCACCTGGGCTGCGAGCTGCTCGGTGCGGTGGCGCTGTACCTCTTGCCACTCCTTACGCAAGAGCGGTTGAAGCTCCTCGCGAAGCTGGCGAAGCTCCTCTCGGGTTGCCTTCCCTTCGTCCGTCGCCTTCAGGGCTCTGGCGCGCTGCTGTTGCCACTGCTCAGCCGCGGCCTGCTCCCATGACTGCCCAGGCCTGCGCGAGCGCGAGAGGTGCGCCAGGGCCTCCGGAGAGAGCTGCTGGCGTAGACCCTCGGGTACGTCGTCCTGCCCCTGCTGCCCCTGCTGCGCGGGCTGCTGGGTGCCTTCTGTGGGCTCTAGCGGGGTGCCGTCAAAGGCTTCGCCGCCGCCTCCGGTGTCTCCGTCCATGGTGGTCTCTCTCCTCGGTTATGCGGCCTGCTGTTGGGGTGGCTGCTGACCCTGTTGGGCTTGCATCGCCTGCTGCTGTTGCATCTGCTGAATCTGCGCCTGGATGCGCGCCTTGATCTTCTCCCGCTGCACCACCGGGATTCCAGGAAGCATCGCCACGATGTCCTCCGAGGACAAGATCGGCTGGCCGGTGTCCGGCTGGGGAGCGAGGAGCACCTGAAGCGCGCCGTGCTGCACGAGACCTTCCCAGACCTGTTCGAGCAGATCGCCGGTCGGGGTGACTTCCTCGATCGCAATCGACTTCCAGAAGGAGTCCTCGAACATCTGCGGGGTGAGGCGCAGTTGCGGCGGTGGCGGCATCCCGGTCATCGGGTCCGGAGGTGCCATCGGATCGACAGGGGTGTAGGCAAGCTCGCTGCCAACGATCTCCGCCAGATCCTCCAGGCGGTCACCCCAGAACACGCGGCAGAAGGCCATGATCAGCCGCCCCAGCTCACGGCGGTAGGCCCTGAACGCATCGAACTTGGAGGCGTTGGCCGTCATCGCGGCGTCCTGTACCTGCGAGACGACGGTGCCCGAGATCCTCCGGAGGTCGCTGCCGAGCTGCCCGAGAGCGCCCGGGTTGAAGCCGGCGATACGCGGGATGGCGTCGCGGTAGAGGCCGAGCAGGCTCTCGACCATTTGGCTGTAGGGGCTCGCACCGGCCTGCACGTAGCGGTAAGGGTCGTTCCCTTGGAGCTTCCCGCGCGGGACCTCTATGGCGCCACCGGGGGCCGCAAACTGGTCCATGGCCGCTCGGCGGTTGGCGAACAGGCCGCGCTCGTAGAGGAAGAGCCCTTTCGGGTTGATCGTGAGCTGCCGCGCCAGCGAGGAGATCAGCAGGTTCACCCACCGCTGTGCGTCCTTCAGCTTGTCCACGAGCCCCTTCCAGTCCACCTTGCCGGGCTGGAGGTAGCGGTCTGCGGCGAGGAAGAGGAACGTAAACCGACCGACCGGAATCTCACCCGTCTCTACGATTTCGTCGCCGATGATCCAGGCGTGCCGGTAGTTCATCTTCGGGAACTTCACGATCATGTTGTCCGGGACCGGATCGCCCATCTCGGCTTGAACCGCCTTGACTTCCCGCATCTCGGCCGCGGTCATTTCGATGGTCGAGAGAAGGTTCTGCTCAGGAGCGGACATCGCCTGTGCGTAGGTGGCTCCTTGCGACGGCACCGCCACGCTGTAGCGATAGGTGACCTCCCGCCACTGCTCGTATTCCACGAAGAGCATGGCAGAGCCGCGGTCGTACCAGGCCAACGTCCGCCCGTCGTATTGCGTTCCGGGGGTGCGGTCTATGTTCGACCACGGGGTCCGAACGCTCACGCCGGGCGTCATCTCGGACCACTGATTCGAGCCGGCCTTGTTCTCGACCTTCTCCCACGCTTCCGGCCATCGTTCCTTCACCTCCCGCTTGGAAAGCCACTCCCCGTAGCGGTGCCAGTTGCGGTCTGCGAGATTGACCTTCCGAGCCTCGGGGTCCCACATAATTTGATGAATGGGAATGTCCTCGCAGATCAGAAGCCCGCGCGGATCTTCCAGCGTGTCGTAGCGCCAGCGGATGCAGGAGACACCCTGGATTCCCGGGCCGTCTTTGAAGAACTGAGACTCCACCTGCTCTGCGTCCACCGACTGCATGAAGGCTTTGTCGATCGCCGTCATGATCTCGGCCTGCGCCTGGCTGTCTGGCGAGCGGGGGATGTACGAACGCTCGAACCGCTGCATCATCTGCCGGCCGCTGAACGTGTCCAGAATGACGCCGATCTCGTTCATGACCAACTGCGGCACCGCGGGGTTCTCCTGGTGCGCTGCGATCTCTCCGTCCGTCCACTGCTGCTCGTGGACAAACTTCTGGTTCTCCTCGGCGCGCGTCCAGATGTGCTTGGTGTGGATCACCCCTTGCCGGCGGTGCTCCCTTAGCATCGCGTGGAGGTCGTCTTCCTCGCTCTCGGGCTCGACCGTTTCACGGCCCTTGTCGTAGATCGGGGTGCTCATTTATGCCATCCCCGAGAACAGAAGTTGATCTGGCATTGTGCCTACAGCGTAGATCGCAATGGCGGGCGGCTTGCATTCTCTCAGTGGCGGATCACTGATTGTCAGCTTGGGCCGAACAGGGAACCGGATCAGGCGCCCTGGCTGCGTAAGCCACCGAGCATGAAACCTCTTAATCTTGCCATCCAACGGCCCGCCGATACAGATCACTTTCATGCCCAAAGCCCTCCGAGCCCACCATCGTAGGGCCGTCCGTACTGCTGTCGATCCATTTCCTTGCGGAGCTGGAGGGTGAGGTCGTCAGGGGGGAAGTCCAGATTCAGGATTCCCTTGGCGGGGTTGGGTGGCTCCCCGAGCTGCGCGAGCGCGGCCAGACAGTCGTCCGTGGTTGGGCCAGGGAATTCTCCGATCTCCTTTTCCACCATGTACTCCACCAAGTTGTAGGCCGCGCCGTCGTCGTCGGTGACCATGATTCCCACCGAGGGGAGGAAGAGGGCTCCCGCGCGCATGAGAGGCTCGATCGCAAGCCACTCGCGCATCCGGCCCTTGTCCTCCTGGTTGTTCGCCGGCCGGCCGATTGCCTCCACTCTCACCTCTTCGTGGTCCACGTTGGCGAAGTAGGTAGAGATCAGCGTGTCCCACACCGCTTGACCAAAGATCTCCACGCGGATTGCCAAGAAGTCCAGCGCCAGGCGCTCCCAGGCCGCCCAGAGATTGAACACCCACGTGCCGAAGTCGGAAGGCTTCACCTTGCGCCGATCACCACCCACGAGGCTGTAGGTCTCGTCGGGGCGAAGGGCGAAGATCAGGGCCACCGAGCGATCGTTGATTCCCTTGGAGGCGTCTATGAGCATGACCAGGTTCGCGCCGCGAGCTCGCTCGCGCGGGGGGCCGTTGTAGTAGCGGAGCTGGCTCTTGTCGAGCCGCTTCTGCTGCAACGCCAAGGGGTCACCGAAGTTCTGCATGTAGTACCAGCCCAGCCCCTTGCCGCCAGGCTGCATGTGGCGCAGGCGCTTGAGCGCGATCTCCAGGGGGTGTAGGTACACCGGCTCGCCGTCGAGCTTCACATCCCGCACCGCGGGCGGCAGGACCGTCTTCGTGCTTCCGTCCCGAGTGGGCATGAGGCCGCCGCAGGCGTCGTAGAGGGCCGCGATGTCGGGGGCAGGCTTGGACACGTCCTCGCTCTTGTGGCACCGCATGCGCCACGCCTTGCCGTCCCTGAGGGATGCCAGGAGGGCTCCCGGGTGGTGGAACGTGCCGTTGATCCAGAAGCGGGGGTTTCGACCGCCCAGGTTGACCAGGGAGGTAAACCGCTGCTTCAGCGTCTCGCGGGCCTGGAAGGTGGTCGTGGTGTCTTCCACTTCCACGTCGTCCACGACGAAGAGCCCGATACGGCCACCCGTAGGCAGCTCTCGGATCGACCACCAGCTCCAGGTAGGAGTGGGGCCGATGATGTTGCGCTTGACCAGGCAGCCGCTGTCCGCGCTCCACAGGGGGCTTTCCTGGGTTGGGTTGGACCAGAAGACATCCGACCATGCCGCCTTGAGCAGAGGGTTCTCCTCCGCCTCTTGCTTGCAGCGCTTCCCGGCCTTGCCGGCCGCTTCTTTCTCGTGAGCCACGAGGCCGATGGTGATATCCGGATTACGTACCGTCTCGACGAACACGCCGACGTAGGCGCGCCAGAACGACTTGAAGTGCTCGCGGGCGCTGTAGTCCACCACGCCCTCTCCGTCGAACTGCATCTCGCGGCAGTAGTTGAATTGGAAGTCGCAGTCGATCTCCAGCCGGCCGGTGAAGGGGTCCACGCGCGAGCTGCCCGAGAGGGCCAAGGCCATGATGAACCAGTCGGAAGCGGTGTGCATCCGAAAGGCGAATTTCCACGCCTGCGGGTCCGTCTCCGCGAGCGCACAGATCGACTCCCAGAGCGCGAAAGCTTCGTCTCGCGTCTCCGAGATTTGTACCTGGTGCGTCTCGCCGGTCAGGCGCTCGGTGTAGGGGATCTTCACCCCTCCACCTCCACATACTCTGCCTCGACCACGGACTCCTCGATCGGCGCTGGCCGAAGCTGCTTTGCTCGGCTGGCGGCAGCGATCTGGGCTTGTGGCGTAAGCTCGTGCTGGTGCTTGACGGTGCCCGAGACTTTCAAGCGGTCCTGGAAGTGGTGCGGACTCGTGGCCTTCAGATAGGCGAGCTGGTCTGCCGCGCGAGCACCCTTCTTCTGGAGGTTCGAGACCATGACGGATGCGATCTTGGCTTGCGCCGCGGTAAGAGCCCCGGCGTACCTCTCGGCAAACGCCTCGTTGTAGCACTTCTCGAACCGCGGCTCGGTCATCATCCAGACCAACCGGGGAAGAACTCCGGCGATCTGCGCGGAGAGCCGAATATTGCCATCCGTGTCGTCCATCGCGCGGAAGAAGTCATCCCACCAGCTATCGTCCTGCGGGGTGACCGTCACGTCTGCGGCGGCCTGGAATAGAGGCCCCCACTCGTCGCTCTTCTCCCATCTGTAGATGTCCCGCACGAGGGTCGTCGCGGAAGTCCTCTTTCCGCAATCGACCTCCCCGTCCCTGGCAATGTTCAGCCTGGACATACCATTGGCGATCTTGGCCGCCACGTTCTCCGGGGACCACCAGGCGGGTCGCATGATTCTCGCTCTCTGGGCGGCTCTGTAGGCCGCCTTTGCCTTTCGCCGCGTGACGTACTCCAAGGTTCTGCCGGGCCACTCGCAGCCCGGCATCGCCTCCCTCTCTCCAGGCACGGCGGTACCCTCTAGAAGCCCTGCAAGGCGCCGTTGTTCATGGCGCCGAGGCCGGACTGGACCTTCATCTTCGTGTTGCTACCGCCCTTCTTTGGAAGCTTGAGGACGCCGCCACGGGGGAGTGGAGAGCCCACACGACCACCACCCGGCTTGACCATCTGAGGGGGTCCGAGTCCACCAGGCAGAGGAGACCACGGGGGGTTGGGCGGAATCATCGGGCCGCCCACACCACCACCGAGGCCGAAGCCGGGGCCGATCGGGCCACCGCCATCCGCGCCAACCGACACGCCCCCGCCAGCACCACCGCCCACACCAGTAGTGCCACCCAGGCTCGTGGTGCCGAATGGGTTGTCGCCCCTGGTGCCGCCGCCAACCACCTGGTCCATGTTGCCGGTCAGGGGGCCAGTGCCGGGATTGACAGGTAGGGGCTTCGGCATGCTCTGGAGGTAGTCGGGGGTAGGCCCGCCAGCGTAGATTCCGCCGCTGGGCGGAGGGAGGCCGCCAGGAACAGGACCACCCTCGTAGTCCAGGCCACCGCCGGCCGGCATGCCGCCATCTCCGCTCATGGGGTTACCCCCGCCAACGCCACCGCCGACGCCGGTCGTCCCGCCCTGGCTGATCGTCCCGAAGGGGTTGTCGCCGGCTGTGGGGCCTCCCGTGAGAGCACCGCCCTGTTGCCCAGGAAGGCCGCCGGCCCGGAACTTGGCGAAGCGATCCTGCGCCGCCTGCATTCCGTGCTTGGCGGCGAACGCTTGGAGGCGCGGCGGAATCGCTCGCGGGTTGGCGCGCATACCCCGTGGTCCGCCGAGCTGCTGCCGCGCCTGCATGATCGCCTGGTTGATGTCGGGCATGGCCGCTCCTTACTTCTGACCCGGGACGCTCGGGGTCGCGTGTGGCTTCGTCATCTCGGCGTCGCAGAGACCCTCCCAGCCAACGCTGGAGGGGGTCGTGCTGGTGTTGTTGTTGGGGACGCTCGGGCTCGCGCTCTGCTTTGTCACGTCACCCACTCCCTTCCATCCATTCGGCTTTGGCATTTCCTTCAAGCCTCCGTTGCTACGAATCGGACAATCGCTGTATCCATCGAAACGTTCTTCACTCGCACGGTGGCGACGAGTAAGTTCAGGTCGCCGCCAAAATTGACTTCACTGGAACTGGTAATCCCAATCGGAAGGATGAACGGAACGCCAGCCAGGACGCGCCAATGGTTGAACGCCTTACCAGCCCCGTCCACCGTTTCAACGTCCAGATCCTTGGTCGAGATCAGGCCAAAGAAGCCGAGATCCGTGAACGTGGAGATCAGGGTGTCCCAGAGCTCCGCCGTACCGGCCGCTGCGATCTCCTGAGCCCCAACGTCGCATCCAGGACCGCCGGGGGTGATCGTCGCGCCGCCCACGGCGGTCTCCAGGACAAAGTGGACTCCGCCCTGGGAAACTTCCGTGCGCGAGGTATGAATGACGCTCATGCGCCGTCCGAGAGGTTCTTGAGCAGGTAGAGGGTGGTGACGGTGGTGCTCCCCGTCTTGTCGAACTGGACCACATCGAACGGGTAGACGAGCCCCTTCAGAACCGGCAGCGCGACCAGCGCCGTGTCGCTGCTGAGGCGGATCGATGCGACACCGTCCGCATCTACCATGAAGCCGCGGTTGTGGTTGATGTTGTTCGTATCAGCCGCAACTACAGTTATGGAGTTGGCCCCAAGCTTCTCTATCGCGCGGTAGGCCATCTTACGCCTCGGCGTCGCTCATTTGGGCCTTGATCTGGCCCGGTCGCACAGTGCCGATGGAGAAGTCGTAGGCCAACTTGTAGGTGCCGGCGGCGGCGGTTCTGGCCGCAGTGGTGATCTTGAGCGCCAGGTAGCCCTCGCCGCAGTACTTGCCCACGGCGGCGTTCGCGATGCGGTCCACAGAGATCGTGCCGCTCGCGGCCGTCGAGCCCGAGACCAGGGTTGCCACCACCACATCCGCCTCGGTCACGAACACCACGTCGTAGACCAGAAAGGGGGTGCCGTGCGAGTCGAGCAAGGAGGGGGTGCCGCGGAAGTCCCAGATGTGGGTGCCGGGGGGGAGCTTTGGGGAGATCCGGAGGATGTCACCAACGTCGTCAATGTTCGTGGTGGCGACGGTGGCTGTGCCGTCCGTGACCGGGATGCGACAACCGACAGGGACCTGGTCGTAGAACATCCGCTGGAGGGCAGAGAGGGCCATCTGCCATCCGTTCTTGATCTTGCTTGAGGTGGTGTCTACGGTGGCGGCGGCCATGGGTTCCTCCGGTAGGTTGTTACCGAAGGTAACCCATGTGCCATTACGGCGTCAAGCGGCTAGCCGTCCGTGATCCGGCTCTGCTCGTCGGTGATGAAGAGGTTCGGGTCCACCCCGGGCAGGTCTGCGGACAGTCGGTGACCGCTGTCGGATGCCTTGAACCGGATCGGCGTTGCGCGAGGGCCGGCCGTGACATCCCCCGGGTCGTACTCGTGAACAACAGCCATGCCGTCTTGCAGCTCCAGCTCCAACAGGTGACCATCGAGAACGATCATGGATATCTCCTTTTGATCAATCGAGAATGTCACCGAAGACGTAGATGTCCACGGTGACGCTTACAGCGTTTGCAACAGACAGCGAGAAGTCCGTCGAATCGAGAGCGGCGCCACGGATCGAGCTGAGCGCCGAGAATTCTCCGCGAACGACGCTCAAGCTGTCACCCAGCCGACGGAGGCCAAGGACGTCCAGACCCCCGCCTTGGATACCGTGAGCAGAATCGTCGATCCGATCGTATTGCTTGTCGCCGTTCCTCCGGCTGTAGTCGGTGTTGCACCAACGTAGATCACGTCTGTTCCGCTTGCGTCGATCACCAGGTCCTGAGCGGCCATGACTGACACCAGGTAAGAGGGGACGACTCCGTTTACGATCGCCGCTGGTGGGAGGGAGAGCGTTATCGCTCCGGATGCCCCGTCGTTCGTGAATTGGATCGCGGTGTCGGTCAGGAGAACGGTGTAATTGGCCGTCTTAGCGACAAGCGGTCGGCCTCCCGTGAACGCTCCGATGACTGTTGAGTTCGCCCCGATTGCCCGAATTCCGGCCGCCCCTGGGTAGGCAAAAAGGCCGCGACCAAAATCCACGCCGTCGCTGAGGTAGACCCCGAATGTATTGGCGATTCTCACGTCTCTGAAGCTGGACGGGTTTACCGTGTCGTTCGCGCCAATATATCCGGTCTGGATGTTGATGTTGGCGTAACCTGAACCGTCGTTCGCCTCGACCATGAGGCTTGTCGAGGAGCGTTTTAACTGCGGCGCCCCGGTCACGTTAGAGAGCTTTAGGGCCGATCCGTCCGGGAGCACAAAGTTCTCCGCGATGAACGCCAGAACTTGATCGAGGGTAACCTTCTCGGACGTTGCCGCGCGCTCGATCTCAAAAAGGGAAGGGCCGGTGACTCCGGCCGTAGCGGTGAGGTCGCTGATCTTTGCGCTCATGCCGTGATCCTCGTAACGCCTGCCGCGGTGATCCGCACGACGCTTGTGACGGTGATTCTGGCGTTGGACGGAACTACCGAGGCGCCACCTCCCGCGGAGGAGTACATCGTAGCGCCAACCGCGATGATCGTGCTCATGGGCGAGAGGGTAACAGAAAAACGCCCGGGTGGTGAGCCCGGGCGGGGGTGCTACTGCTCGCTGAACGAAGGGGCCGGCGGATCGGGTGTTGGGTTGCGCCACTCCTCCATGAGCCAACGAGCGGCGCGGACGCAGGTTTGAACCTCCGCCTTTTCCGGATGCATGCCGGTGGTGCCGGCGTAGGTCAGAAGGAGGTCGCAAGCGAGTTGCCGGGTGCGGTCCTGGATCTCCTGCTCTAGCCACTGGCGAACCGCCTCTGGGTCCGGCGGCGGAACCGGCATGCCGATGCCCCCGAAGCCTTGCGGCATCCGATTCCGCGTCCAGGGAAAGATCCTCGGGAAGGGCATGCCTACTCCTCCGCGGGGTTCGGCCCCGACACCACCGGCTCGCTCACCCACTTCGAGAGCTTCGCCAGCGCCTGCTTGGCGATCCCCTCCAGGAGATCGTCCGCCGCGCGCTCGATCAGCGGGCTCTCCGCCAGCCGGCGCAGGAGGTCCGGCATCTTCACGCTCAGCTCGGCAGATCCCTGCTTGAGGATCGACACCACGCTGGCCGAAAGCTCGATGGTGACCTTATTCGCCGCGCGGGTCTTCGGCTGAGGAACGGGATCGTTCTCGCCGGCCAGGACGCCTTCTATGTTCGCTTTCTTCTTTGCCATAACTTTCTCTCTCCTCGGTTGGTGCTGCTGTTATTCGGTTTCGAGATCCAGGCTCCAGAGAGCCCAGATGCTGTTCTTGCCGACGCGACGACGACTGACGCGACCGAGCTTCTCGAAGTACCGCAGGGTGTTGTAGCACCCCGCGATCGAGATCTCCTGTCCGGTGTTGTCGGCGATCTTCTGCGCAACTTCCAGGGTGGTCCTTCCCTTCTTCACGTTCAGGATTCTCCGAACGCGATCCCAGGTGATGACCCTCTCTCCTCGGGGCATTGCTCAGCCCTCCATGATCTTGCGGTGGGCGGCGATGACGGCGATGACGAAGGGCTTCACGAGGGGCCAGCCGGCGTCGCCCACGAGATACACCAGAGGATTCCACTCGCTACGGGACGCCAGGCCGCTGGCGACTTTTTGCAGCATCCCCCGCACTTCCTCCGCCCGCTGATCGAATGGCGTCTTCGTGCTCGCCGAGCCGCCGCCAGGCCTCGGCTTCACCTCGGACGCCACCAGGCCGTCGTAGGTGCGGATCAGCCACTCGTAGGCGAAGAGGCCCTGAGCGTCGCAGACGTGCTTCAAGTCTTCTTTGTTCCAGCCGTGGTCGATGTCGAAACCGACAACCAGGCCAAGGTACTTCGGGATCAAGCCCTCGTCCTCGATCTGCCAGGTGCTCTCTCGACCGTGCCAGGCTCCCGGAGGCGAGCCTTTAGCCTTCGAGACGCCCGCTCCGTAGCGAGCTTCCATGACTCGTAACCCGGCTTCGTAGTGCGGTTCCACGTAAGGGACGGCCGGGTTGAACGCACCGAATGTCACCTTCGGGTTCGCCGGGTCCTTCTCGAAGGCGTCCGGCGGATAGAAACCGGTGCGGGTGAAGCCCTTCTCGTACAGGGCATCCCCGAGCGTCATGTAGGGTGCGGGCATGTTTTCTCCTCTCACGCTGCTTAGTTCTTCTCGATCTTCTCTGTAGCCCAGAGCTGGGCACAGATATCAGGGCCGCACAGGAACGGTTCCAGGCGGAAATGGATGTTGATCACATCTCCGGCAAACAACACCGGGCATAGGTCGGCGAACCTCTTCGGCACGTAGACCGTGAACTGCTTGTGAGGAAAGCCGATGGTGCTGAGGCCGACCGCGCAGGTTCTCAAGGTGTCGATCGGATACGAGACGGCGATCACCGAGCCGACGATCGATCCATGGGGGTCTGCTGACGCGGGAGCTGCGAGAAGGACAACTGCCAGAAGGATGACTGCTACTGTGGCTCTCATTTGTTCTATTCCCCTCCACTGTCGGTTAGGTGCAGCAGGAAGGAGCATAGTGTCTAGCTTGTGGTCTGTCAAGCGGCTATCCGGTGTTTCTGACTCCGGTCCAACAGGTCTCCCGGTCAGGATGGTTGAAGGTCCGACACTGATCGCCCATCTGTGTGTTCTCCACTCCCGCCACCTTGCACCAAAGAAGCTTGGTCCCGCGCTCTCCTTCGACCACAGGAGCGGCCTCGTCGTTGCATTGCGGCTTACCGGACTCTCGCATGTTATCCCAGGCGTCAAACACCCTCTTGTGATCCGGGCTCTTAGGAAAATCGAGCTTCGCCAGCGTCTCCTTGCCAAGCAGGAGCTTCTTGATACTAGTCGGCTTCCCACTACTGTTGAGCATCGACCCGGATGTAACACGCGGAGGGCGCGGAAGATCCCCGCTGTCTAGCTCGTAGCTCGTTCCTTCTGGCGGCGGGAGGCCTCGCTCCTTCGCCTCCTCTGGGCTCATGGGCGGATCGAATGTCGCCGCGAGATGAAGGCGTAGCCGCTCTTGGGCGGAGAGCTTCTTGTAGGGGTAGCGGAACATGACTACAAAGCTTAAACGCTGCGTGGGGATTTTGGAAGAGGGAGAGCCCGAATCTCGCCAGGTCTCAACCACGGCTTATCGGGCATCGCCACCTGGTAGCCAGGTGTGTCCTATGGTTGAACGATCTCCCGTGCTGATCCTACTCCTTGTCCATCGCGTCCTTCAAGCGAGCGAAGAGCTTGGCCTTGCTCTCGTCCGGTACGCACTTGGCGGCCAGAAGGCGGGCGATGTTGCAGACCTCCACGGATGCCTCCTCGCCCTTGTTGCAGCGGTCCGCGACGATGCTGTTCACCGCACAGGCGAGATCGCGGTCCTGCACGTTCATGGATTTGCAGCCGGCGAGGACGAAGGCGACGGCGAGGACGGCTACTGCGGCGAGCTTCTTCATGGTGATCTCCGTTTACTGGTTGCCGAGCGCCCGAAAGTCGACGATCGGGACTCGAAGTTTTACGGCCTGGTTGAAGCAGTCCCCCGTCCCCTTGCCGCCAGTACAGACTATCAGGGCCTGGGAGCAGTCGAGCATGAGTCGGTTACGGATGTGGCCGGCGGCCTTGCCGTGCGTCTTCCATTGCGCTGCAAACACGGTTGCCGGCGGAGTAAGTAGATTCTTCCTTAGCGCTTCCGCCAAACGCATTCGAAAGATCAGCGTCCTCGCGTTCTCATCTACGCCGCGAGACCCGCCGTTTATGTGGGTGTTGCCGCGCAGGAGCCGTACGAACTCGCGAGCCTGCGGCAAGGAGAGGTGTTGGTCTCGGCCTCCGGTGATTGCGATCTGCATGGCTACTCCTCGAAGACTCTCGCGCAATCCTCTTTCGTGATCCCGAGTTGGAGGAAGAACTCCCGGAGCTGCATCTCTCCGCCGAAGGCGTCCCAGGTGTACTTGCCGCTGTCGTCGCCTCGCGGCCTGACGTTCATGTAGACCCGGAACGTGACCCGTCCAGCGAGTCCTTCGAGTCTCTCGGTCATCTCGATCTGTAGGCGGTCACCCTCGGCCTTGTTGCGGCCGTAACGGTCAACGCAGATCACGGCTTCACCAGGCGGTAGTAGATTCTGGGGCGGCCACGGCGAGACGGCAGGTGCTCCTCGTTGACCTCCGCCTCCTCGATCTCTCCGGTAGACGCCATGGCTCGCAGGTTCTCGTACACGCACCCACTGCTCAGGCCGGTTCGCTCGACCAACCTGTGGCCGTAGGAGGGGCCTTTCTTAAGCTCGGCGAGGAGGAGGGCTTGGGGGTTCTTGGCGGTCATGCCAGCGCCTCAAGATCCTTTGCGAGGAGGCCGTCCACTAGCGCGAGAAGATCCTTTGCGAGTAGCTGGTAGCCGTCTTCCTCACAGGAAACCGCGTAAGCCCTGGCTGCGACTCTTGCATGGACGTCGTGCGTAAGATCGAGCACAAAGTACTGGCAGCCATCGTGCTTCTCTCCGGGAGCATCCTTGCCGTCCGTACGCTTGACGCTGAACTTCCCAAAAAATCCTCTGCTCTTGTCGCCCATCTCTCTCTCCTTGTGGTTGGCGCTGCTGAGGTGAGAATAAGGGGTGGGTGAGAAAAAGGCAAGGGGTCAGTTCGACAAGATGAGCGAGCCCTTAAGATGGCTCGGAAGCGTCAACAGAGACGGCGCCTGCGCTCGCCATTCCTCGGCCGGCATCGCACAGGATGTGGGTGCGCTGCATCGCCTTCTCGACCTGCGCTGGGTCCACGAGGCCAAGGGCAATGCCTCCCTGGTTGGACACCCCGATGATCCTGCCTCCCGCCTCTCGCCAGCGCTTCATCTGCCGCACGGCCTCCGGGAAGACCACCACGTCCTCGGGGCTGTTTACGAAGCGGCCGAGCTGTTCCTTGCCGTGCCGTACGGTGCCGTCGATGTCCAGGTACAGGATTCCGACTCTGCGCTCTTGGTGCTGGCTGCTCATGAGGTTCCCTCTCCTCTGGGGTTGGTTGAAGGTTAGGGTCTCATATGAAAATTTGCAAGGAAGCTCTGGAAGACTAAATGGGACACGGGCGTCGGCGCGATGGGCCACGCCCCCCCCCTTCGATCGCCGGCCGAACCGCATCGCATCCTCTCTTTGTTCGCGTGACTGCGCAAGCTCGACGCATCATCTCGCCTCTCCGTGTTGGTGCGTGAGTCGGCGTAAGTGTATGAGTCTGCATGTACTTAGCGCTACCTGACTTGGTTTACATAAAGCATGTTATCAGACCTGACGTGGTGTCCTCTATACAGGACGTAATGGGGGATCTTGTTTGTTTGCAATGGGATACGCATGACTTATGCTCACCTTGAGTCTATGGTGTGCTACCTTTCGGGCGAGGGCTCGTCTCGCTGGCGGTCGCATGCTCAGCGGGAGGCTCGATCGCAGGTCCGCCCGGGGAACCAGAACCAAGGACGTGCACCGTAAGTAGGTGCCCATACCTACCCTCCGGGTCATACTTCCGCCTCAGTCTGTCCGCTTGATCTTGACTGCCGCACCAAATGCCTACCGCCTTGCCGTCTTCAAGCTCTCGCCTTACCGCTTCCACCGTCAATCCTGGTGCTGGTCCCTTGCGTAGTTTCGTCTCGATCTTCATCCGCCCACCTTGTCCCTTTCCGCCTGCCGTCTCTTGAGGTAGTCCGTGAGGCTCTCGCTTTTCCAGGGAGTCGAGTAAACCTCTGTCGGGGGAGGGAATCCGAACCTCTCCATCTCTTCCCTTGTTGGTGGCTTAGCGCCTGTGTCCTCCGTCTCCATGTCGTCGATGATCATCGCTCTTTCCTTTCCCGCGCCTGTCTCTTGAGTAGCTGCGCGAGCGTTTCCGGCTTGGGTAGCTTGGGCGTCCTGGGTTTCCGTCTCTGTGTCATAGGGTCTGTGGCGTTCGCGTGTCGCCTGGAGCGTTTCGCGGTGACTACGTTGGGCCGGTTGGGTGCTCGTTCGGGGCGTTCTATCTCGCGGGATGCTTGGCGGAGATTCTCCCAGGTGAGATTCTGTAGTAGCTTGCCGCGCTTCGCTTTAGGCATTTCCTTCCCCTTTGGGCGCTGGTGTCTTCTTCTTTTGAAGCCCGGATACCGCCTTCGTGCGCTTCCTCGGGCTCCAGCTCTCTACCAGGAAGATCCTTTCGTCGCCCGGTGTCGGGAGGCTATTCGGGAACATGGGCAGGTGTCCTCTCTTTGCGGCCTTCACTTCCGCCCCACCGGGTCGATGACGCTTCCGCCGTCTCTTTGCCCTCTCATGAGCTTGTGTCCTTTCCGCGCTCGATCCAAGCGCAAGCGTTACGTTTAAGCAGCTTTTTGCGATCGCAATCCTAACCCCCTACTATCCCCCTTCCCTTACGGGTTAGGGGACGCACCGAGATTAAGCAAGGCGTTTAGGATCTCACAGAGGACCGGTGCGGGGTCGCCTCTGGCGCCTTGTCTCGCAGGGGTGGGGCGACTCTCGACGGTTAGGCGAGCTCGCGAGACGGCCTAGACTGGAATCCGCTTTTCCCTGTCACCGGAGGAGTAGGCCATACGTGGCTCGATTTCCGCCAGAACGGCCCGTGTAGGACCGTGGGGGTCGGTCCTAGGGGTGAGGCTGTAGTGTGACTCCCAGCGACCTACACGGCGGCACCAGCGGCGCTAGGCGTGGCATGGGCGGCTCTTGAGGCGGGAGGAAGTCACGAGGAGGATTTTGCGCCCGTCGTATCAAAGAGTCAACGTGCCAAAAGACGTCACGACTGACAAAAAGTGTCACATCCTGTTTTGGCTCCTCAGGTGAGGCGGCAAGGGAGGAAGCGCACTCTGCTACCTCCGGTAACACCGCAAGCCCCAAAGCCCCACACGTACACCCAGAAGCGAGAAAATCACCACGCAATTTCCCCTACCCCCGCCTGACTTCCCGACAAACCTGAGCAGTTTGTGAGCACCCTGTAGCTTGTGGCCTGAAAGCGGGCGGGAGAGAGTGCGTCCAACGAAAAGGGGAACAAGATGTCTTACGACCGGCCACAAGACGAACTAGCCACTAAGACGGTAACAGACGGCAATCCTCACGGCGATAGTTGGACGGCCGGGGCAATCCAAGAGGTAGAGCCAGGGACATGGGAAGCGGAACACGGCTACACGCACTGGCAGGAATGGAAAAGCGCGCAAGGATCGGTTCGTTCTGGGATGGATTCAATGTCTCACCCAGGACGCCCGCGAGCCGCTTACGACTCGAACCAACAAACGGAGAATGCCATGCCTCGCAAAGACACGCGAACCAAAGCAGAGCGGCAGAAAGACAAAGAGAACGCTCAGGACCTGATCTTCCACTACCTGCCACAAGGTTCAAAGGTTTGGGCCGTCCGCGTCAATCGTACCAGGTCCGGACGTGAGTCCTGGGAGTTTCTCGCCGTTCACCAGCCCGAACGAGCGGTAATGAAAGTCTCTCTATCGTTCGCTCGCCTCACCGAACAGGCCATGGATCAGGCTTACGGCGGTGTAGCAAACTGCGACCCGAACCAAACCGTCTATCACGTGGCGCTGAAGATGTACGGGTCGCCGGACGCCTTGACGCTGCTTAAGCTGTAAGAGGTGACGCCATGAAACGCCATATCACTCTCCTTGGTGGAATCGAGCGTCCGGCGGTGTCCTATCGCACGTTTAAGCGTAGTGCGAACAACTTCCGGCAATTCTCTAGCGCCCGCAAAATCACGGTAGACATTGGCCTGACCTACGAGGAAGCAAGGCGTCAGTGTGCGCGGTTCAACGAGAACAGGGACGCGCGCCAAATCCGTAACGGCACAATGATGGAATTTACGGTGGAGGATTGACGCTATGAGATATAAACTATGCGCTTACGCTCGAAACTCAGACAATAGGTGGCTTCCGACCATCGTGCAGCATTCCGACTCCGCCGAGGAACTGGCTGGAGTAATAAACGAGAAGATGGCGGATGATCCTGACGGAAAGAACCTCCGAGGATTCCGAATTCTCGATAGAGAGGAGCGTTGGGCATGAGTTACGAACCGACTCACCTAAAGCGTTGGACGCGCCCCGACTGCTACATGGGCGCCGAGTGGCCCAAGTATTACCGATTCCTTGGCCGGAATCGCGATAGCGGCACCCTGACGGAATCGAACTACTGGTCAGGATTGAAGGCGATAGGTGGCGAGCGCACTGTCAATACCAAGGAGGACGGCACGGGGGAAGATCTAGAAACCGTCCTCCGTATCCAGGAAAACCATTGGGCCGTCGGCTGGGTCGAATGGATCGCCATTCACGAGAGCAACTCCGAAGCGCTGCGCCTTGCCGATGAGGTTATGGAGCGGCTAGAAGACTACCTCGTGGTAGACGAGTTTGACCTCGGCGACCGTGAGGAAGGGGAGGCGGAACGCATCTGGAACACCTGCTGCACCGTCAAAGACAAAGTGGAGATGGCTGCGAAAGAGCGCGACTACATGCGCGTGGATTCCCCTGTATGGCAGTTCGGGCGGTGGGACTATGACCAGCTTTGCAGTGCGTGTGGGAAAGACTTTCCCCACCCCGTCTACAGGATCGCCGAACGACTGCGCGACCAACTGCGGGAGGTAGCATCATGAAGACTCACCAGATTCAACCGGGTGAGACGTGCTACGTCTACCAGGCGGCGTTCCTCTGTGAGGCTTGCGGCGAGCGCATGAAGTTCGAGCTTGACGCGGAAGGATTGACGCCAGAAGAGCCGGATGACGAGAGCACCTATGACTCTAACGATTACCCTAAGGGTCCCTACTTCGCCGAGTACAAGGAGACGTGCGACAGAGTCAATTGCAGGGACCGGTGTCTGAACCTACAGGAGGACAAACCATGAAAGGCGTTCGCTTCTATGCCGAATACGACGACGGAAAACACAGGCGGCGCGACACCGTAGGATCGCGCTCGAAGCTCGCAGCTACCCCAACCCCCGCAAAGAATGTGATAGCGGTCTACCTGGGAGACGATGGGAGGCCGCTTTGGGGCGGCGACTCAATGGACTGCGCTGGCGCTATCTTCCACGAACCGAACAGCGACGTAGCGGGAACTGGCGTTAGCTACGAAGTACTGCGCGAGCGATGCCGGAGAATCTCCGAAGCGGAAGCGCGGCGGATTCATCCTCGGATGTTCGAATACCTGCGGGACTAGAGCCTGCTTGAGCCCGGGAGTGAGCCGTGTCAAAAACTACCCACGCGCGCATGCTCGAAGACGTAGCTAGAAACGAGGGATACCGCCACGGTAGAAGGCTCTTGTGGCACCCAGGAGAGGGTTATTCGACAGGAGAGACGCGCGCCTACGTGGAGGGAAACCGAAGCGGGAGGATCTCGGTTTTTGCCCCTCCGGAACCTTATTTGACTTGGAGAAAACCATGAGAGAACCTTGCATCCTTCACAAGGACCGACCGGCGGAATGCCCACAAGCCCACGGTTGTATCCGTTGTGGCCATGCACTGTCAGAGCACTACGGCACAGGCGCGGAATGCCCCACGAACCGGCGTAAGAGCTTCTGGCCTGACGCGGAAACACTGGAGCGATTTCCGGGGCAATACGCGCGGCCGGAACTACCCTCGAAACCTGCCCCGGGAGAGGCTCGATGAAGCCAAGGCGTGAGGATAACCTGCAAACGAGGTACCGAATCGCGAGCGCGGCGGGGTGGGACGCTGGAAATGCCGCGATGAACCTAGGTAGGAGACCTGTTTGGAACATTGACGATTGGAATGCAGCGGTCGCGGAGTTGGATCGCCTACTTGGGGACGCTCGTAAACCTGCTTGACCTGGGAGTTTCACGATTGCTCGGCTTGTCGGGCTTTCGCGAGACGCTCCGAATGGACGGGGCAGAAGGAGGAGTTTTGCAAGACGAGATCGAAGACGGCGAAGTCATACCCATGGACGAGATCGAGAGCGCGGGGAATGCCCTCGTACGCACCCAGAAAGGGGGCTCTACGGCCCTCGTGAGCCGGGAGGCTCCTTCCCTGCTTGACCTGGCGATGCGCGATCAGATGGCGGCAGTGGTGCGGTTTTCCGAGGGGGTGGAGAGCGTACGCGCGGCGGCAGTCAGGAGCACGGAGCCGGCGGATTGGGTCCTCATGAAGCCACCGAACGGCGAAGCGCTGGGGCTCCTGAGGAGCGCGGGTTGCTTGAAGATTCGGCCCCTTCTGGGGATCGTGATCGAGAAGGCCGAGGGCTGGAAGAGCCTGGAGCCGGTGCGGGAGGAAGACGATAAAGGCGTGGTTTCCTACCGCCTGCGGGCGCGGGCCAGCTCGCGCCTCATGGGCGGAGATCCAATCGAGGTGGAGAGCATCCGAAATGGCCTGGAAGGTTTCACTGGCCGGCGGGTGAACGAGCACGGCGAGTTTGTGAAGAAAGACGGCGTTGCCTACGAGCCTGACCTGAAAAACTCCTGTTCGACGGGTCTTCAGGCCAAGGCCATCCGTTCCCTGTTCGGGCTCCAGAGCGTTCCCGTTTCCTACCTGGACGCTTGCTGGAAGGGAACCGCAAAAAAGAGCGAGAGCTGCACGAAGGGCTCCGGCTTTGGCTCCTCCAAAGAGCGAAGCGAGGAAGCCTCTCCGGAGGATCTGGACGCTCTCCGAAAGAAGCTCCGCGAGGCCATCCTGGAACGTTGCAAGGGGGACACTACGGAGGCGCAGGCGCTTCTCTACAGGATCACGAAGTACGAGGGATCGGACGGCAAGACGTACGGGAGTCGCTCTGTAGACAAGATCGACAAGGCGTGGAAGATCGAGAAGGCACTCAAGGAGCTGGCTAACCTCAAGGAGGATGGAGAATAATGTGCAACTTTCTAAGCGCGCTGGTGTTGAAGAACGGCGATGTCCTGCATCATCCGATGCTCGACAGCCACAGCGATTTGGTCACCTGGTTCAACTTGCCAGATCGGTCCGAATGCAGGCACTTCGCCAAAGTCGAACTAACCCCGGTCGAGTGGGGCGACGTGGCGACCTGGGAATTCAAACTAGACGAAGAGACGGCGCCGCAGTGGTGGGGTGAAGTCAAGGAGGGCGCAGAGTCGAAGGTGCGCGACATCGCGGAGCGGATGATCGTGCGCTCCGGAACCAAGAAGCTCCTGCTGGAAGGCTGCTGGATTCTCATTGGCGATTGCCGAGCTATCGATGTTCGCTATGGGCGCGTCGTCTTCATGGGGGGCAGCGCCAAGATCGAGAGCATGGGGGGCAGCGCCAAGATCGAGAGCATGGGGGGCAGCGCCAAGATCGAGAGCATGGGGGGCAGCGCCAAGATCGATCGCATGGGGGACAGCGCCAAGATCGAGAGCATGGGGGACAGCGCCAAGATCGAGAGCATGGGGGGCAGCGCCAAGATCGATCGCATGGGGGACAGCGCCAAGATCGAGAGCATGGGGG